AGTTACGCCTTCTTCGGCTGACGAGGTTTGCGTGGCGCCTTAACTGAAGCAGTTTTATCTACTTTCTTAGCAGCCGGCTTATTAACAACTGGCTTTTTCTTTGGCTTCGCAACACTCTTCACCATAGCAGTAGTAGCAACTTCTGCAACTGGCGATACCTTAGCAGGATTATCAGCGTGTACTGTCCATTCAGCATCGCTTAACTTATGTAATCCAACACAGGATCCGGTTGGGCTACGTCCGCATCCGCACTTAGGTGCTTCTGTGGTTTCTACCTTATAAGGTGCTTCTGCTGGTGCAGTTTCTTTAGTTTTTGCACCGAATAATTTAGCTAATAGTTTTAACATTTTTCATGTCCTCCATACTCTAATTATGCCTTTCATGGCTACGATAAATAAAAATATGGAAGATAGCATCAAATTATATAAGCATATTATCAACGAAGCGCAAAAAATGCCCGACAAGTTGGAGCAGGATAAGTTGCCAGTAGCTGATGATGCGCTGGCTCCGGTATTAAGCAAAGATACCATAGATTACCATTTTAAAAAGTTAGCTGCCAAATATGTGGAAAGATATAACAAAGGCGAGGGCGATAAGAAATTTAATCGTGGTGGTGCTGTGTTGCACAACTACTATTTCGGTCAACTCATGGAACCCGGCACTCGTAAGCCCACGGGTAAATGTAAAGAGATTATTGAAAAAAAATATAAGACGTTCGAGACATTCAAAGAAGCAGTTGAAAAACTAGCAATGAGCATACAGGGATCCGGTTGGATCTATATGGATTCTAAAGGAAGACTTGACATAATACACAATCACGAGTATAATGATCAAGACATAGTATTGATAATCGATTGGTGGGAGCATGCCTGGGCATTAGACTACCAAGCTGATAAGGCCAAATATTTGAAAAACTTTTGGCGTATCATAGATTGGGAATCCTGCAATCGAAGAATGTCTGCTTAAAGGAGATTCGTATGAAAAAGATCTTGGCAATTTTGACAGTATTAGCACTAACAGCACCTGCACAGGCAGACGGCTGGCGCCATCATGGCGGATATTACCGAGGCGGTAATAGCAACTGGGTTGCTCCACTGATTGGTGGTGCGATAATCGGTGGCGTTATTGCAAATCAGTATTATCGTCCAGCTCCTCCCCCTAGTGTAGTGTATGTAAGTCCTCCTCCACAAACAATTCCATATAATCCGCCATACGGGTATCATTGGGAAAACATTGCAGATTCTAATTGCAACTGCTATAGGACCGTGCTAGTTCCCAACTAAATCAGTTGACTTCTAGCAGCTATTACTTTATAATAACAAAAATGAAAGAGCTGCAACAACAAGAATACAAATATGGCTGGTCAACTGATATTGATAGCGAATCACTGCCTATCGGGCTAAGTGAAGATGTGATCAAACAAATCAGTTCGGCCAAAGGCGAACCTGAATGGATGCTAGATTGGCGCCTTAGTGCGTACAAGCACTGGACTAAAATGGCTCATCCAGACTGGGCCATATTAAAAATCCCACCCATAGACTTCCAAAGCATCAGCTACTTTAGTAGGCCTAAGAAGAATCCCAAAGACCTAAGCGAAGTAGATCCCGCAGTATTACGTGACTTTGAAAAATTAGGTATCCCCTTAGAAGAACAAAAATGGCTAGCAGGTGTCGCCATCGACGCTGTCTATGACAGCGAAAGCATGGGAACCACACATAAGAAAGAACTAGAACAGCTGGGCATTATATTCTGTAGCTTCAGCGAAGCAGTTCGTGAGCACCCAGAACTAATCAAGAAATATCTCGGCAGTGTTGTAGGAGCACAAGATAATTTTTACAGCTGCCTAAACAGCGCAGTATTCAGCGATGGCAGTTTTGTTTATATCCCCAAAGGCGTTGCATGTCCTTTAGAACTCAGTACATATTTCCGCATTAACGCCCGCAACACTGGTCAGTTTGAACGAACACTGATCATAGCAGATGAAGGAAGCTCAGTCAGTTACTTAGAGGGCTGTACTGCACCCAAGCGTGATGAAAATCAACTACATGCTGCCGTAGTAGAGCTTATAGCATTAGACAACGCCACAATAAAATACAGCACTGTGCAGAACTGGTATCCTGGAGATAAGGATGGTGTGGGTGGCATCTATAACTTTGTTACTAAGCGCGGACTATGTAAAGGTATCAACTCTAAAATAACTTGGACACAGGTGGAAACTGGTAGCGCAATCACATGGAAATACCCTAGCTGTATACTACGTGGCGAAGGCAGTGTGGGAGAATTTTATTCTGTGGCACTGACTAGAGATCACATGCAGGCAGACACAGGCACTAAGATGATACACATTGGTGCCAACACTAAGAGTACTATCATAAGCAAAGGCATCAGCATAGGCAACAGCGACAACACTTATAGAGGTATGGTTAGGATGGGTCCTAACGCTAAGAACAGTCGCAATTACACTAGGTGCGACAGCATGATCATAGGTGATCACGCCAGTGCCAACACAGTGCCTTACATCGAAGGCAAAAACGACAGCAGCATTATTGAACACGAAGCCACAGTGGGCAAGATTAGCGACAAACAACTATTCTACCTAGCCACTAGAGGATTTAGTGAAGAACAAGCCAGCAATATTTTGGTTAATGGATTCTGTAGAGAAATATTCAAGAAGCTGCCTTTAGAATTTGCCGCCGAAGCTAGTAAACTGTTAAGTATTAAATTAGAAGGGTCGATAGGATAATGTTAAAATTAACCAATTTAAGCATAAGCGCAAATGGTGAATCTATATTAGAAGATATCAATCTCGAAGTCAAGGCTGGTGAGATACATGTCATATTAGGTCCCAACGGTGCTGGCAAAAGCACCATCGCAAATGCTATAGCAGGTAATCCAGAACTGAAGGTTACTAAGGGCAGGATCAATTTCAAAAGAAAAAATATCACGGAAATTCCTCCAGACGAAAGAAGCAAGTTAGGAATACTGATGACATTCCAAGATCCACCTGATCTAGATGGCGTCAACAGTCTCCAGTTTGCTCGTGACACATTAAAAGAGCGTGGGGATAAACGTTCCAGCACATCAATTATCCAAGACTATAAAAATCTTGTCAAGAAATTAGACTTAGGTAGCGACTGGCCCAATAGAAGTTTTAATTCTAATGCCAGTGGCGGCGAGCGTAAGAAGAATGAAGTACTACAGTGTTTGATGATGGATCCGGATCTAGTGATATTAGATGAGATCGACAGCGGATTAGATGTAGACAGCATCAGTACAGTGGGTGTGGAGATTGCACAGTTTTTGACAAAGAAAAACAAAGCCTGTATAATAATCACACATCAACCAAACATATTAGAACTAATAAAACCAACGCATGTACATGTTGTAGTTAACGGCAGCATTGTAGAATCTGGAACTAACAGAATTTTAAAACGGATACTAAAAAATGGCTATAGAGAGTTTTCTTAATTCGGACAAGGAAGATCCTGATTGGTATTATACCCCTAATCAATTTTTAAACAAAAAATTTAAGGTAATAGATGCTAATTGTCTTCAGATCCAATCTGGGGTCGAAGACACAATGGTGCTCCGACTCAGTCCCACTGAGAACGAACTCCTATGTAAGAATCTACAGATTGTATGCCACTCAGACAGTAAACTCAATCTACTGTTAATCTGTGATGGTGGGGAAAAGATGCAGCAGGTATTTCTATACCACGTCAAACTGATGGAAAATGCTGAGCTCAAAATTGGTATCTTTGCAAAAGACGGTAAACTAAACAAACATATCTTTGAAAGTGACTTGGATCAATCCAGTTACCTTAGTATATTTGGTGTTGGGCAGAATACAGTTGCTGGTAGCACTGAAATCATAACCAAAATTTACCACTCCGAGCCGGATGCAGACAGCGATGTCTACATCAATTGCTTGGCTGGCAAAGACAGCAGGACTGTATTTTCAGGTACAGTAAAGATAGATCAAGGTATGACTGACAGCTGGACCAATGTACAGGGAACCAGTCTCTTGATAGACCCAACAGCTCAATGTTTTTCATTGCCGCAGTTGTTGATAGACTGTGGCGCAGTGACAGCCACACATGGATGCAGCGTAGGTAAAATAGATGAACATTCGCTCTATTATTTGCAAAGCAGAGGCTTCAGTGAAGCAGCAGCACGTAAACTGATGATAGATGCGTTTAAGAACGAACAGTTTCAACTTATACAAGACAGAGAGCTACAAGATGAACTCCGAGAACTTTTCTCAGATCAAGGATGATTTTGATCTGCCAGATGTGATTTATTTGGATAACGCAGCGACAGCATTTGTGCCTCGCTGTGTTATTGAAGCACAGAATAACTACTATAAAAACTTCAAAGCCAATGTACATAGAGGTATCCATAGCTTGGGCGACCGAGCCACTGTGGAATACGAATCAGTACGTGAAAAGGTTTGTAAATTAATCAACGCTAGAAAAAGCAAAGAAATTGTTTTTACCAGCGGAACAACGCACAGTATCAATATCCTAGCCAAAGGTTTGACAGCACAGTTCAATGACAATGATGCCATCATCGTTGCTGAGAGTGAGCATCATGCGAACTTAGTGCCCTGGATGGAGGCTAGCTATCGTACAGGTTGTAGATTTGAGCCAATTAATATCATCAAGGATGGTAGATTGGATCTTGGGCATCTGCAGGATGTCTGTTCATCAGTCAAAGGACGTATACTATTCTGTATCGCACATATCAGTAACACCACAGGCTACGAACAGAACCTAGCTGAATTGATCGGAGTCGTACATTCATTCAACGGCTATGTTATTGTTGATGCTGCCCAAAGCGTCAGTAAGCGCAAGATCGATGTACAAGACTTAGATATTGATTTCCTAGCTTTCAGTGGTCACAAACTGTATGGCCCGACTGGAGTTGGTGTACTATATGGTAAACTGAAACTACTGGACAAAGTAGAACCATTCATGTTGGGTGGCGATATGATCAGCTATGTACATTTGGATCGATATGGGCTAGCAGAGCTTCCTTATAAACTGGAAGCTGGAACTCCCAATATCGCAGGTGTCATTGGCATGGGTGCAGCCATAGATTGGTTCTTATCGTACGGTGCAGAAAATTTTGAAGCACATGATAAAAAATTAAGCAAGGCATTTAATGATGCTTTGGAAAATCTAGACTACATAAAAATCTTTCATCCTGGGAAGAAAAGTGGACTAATTAGTTTTGCAGTTGATGATGTTCATCCACAAGATCTGGCTACTTTCTTAAATCTCCAAAATATAGCAGTACGCAGTGGTTTCCTCTGTGCGCAACCTGCTGTAGAAGAATTCTTTAAATCTGGAGTCAATAGGGCTAGTTGGGCTTGTTACAATGATGTTGAACACGCAATACTGCTTGCAACAGCATTGGATAAAAGTTATGACAAGCTCGCGAATAGAAGAGAAAATTCAACAGTATACTGAGATACTGAGTTCATTGGACAGCGATTTCGATCGCTATGAATTCATAATGGATCTTGGTGAACACATTCCCTGGCTCCCTGCCGATCAACGTGTCGAACAAAATAGAATACTGGGCTGTCAGAGCGATCTGTTTCTAAAAGATTTCGGCACCACTGAACTACAGATGAAGGCATATGGTGATAGCCACATTGTACAAGGTATGGCGGCACTGATATTGGATATATTCAATAACAGCCCTAAAACAGTAGTCAAGCAAACTGACCCAGCTATATTAGAAAAAATCGGAATCAAAAGTATACTGACACCTGGAAGACAGAATGGTGTTGGCAACTTGATAAAACGCATATATGAATACTGCGACACATGACGCAATCGTAGAGAAGATTAAAGGGGTATACGATCCTGAAATACCCGTAAATATCTACGATTTAGGCCTCATATATGACATAAAATGCGAAGAAGGAGTCGTGAATATAGACATGACACTGACTAGCGCATTCTGCCCTGCTGCTGAACAACTACCAAAACAGGTAAAAGACGCAGTCTCTCAATTAGAAAATATCACAGACGTACAAGTCAATATCGTATGGAATCCGCAATGGACCCAAGATATGATCAGCGACGAAGCCAAACTTGAATTAGGAATATACTAATAGATTCATTCGTGGTAAATAGTGTTATGGAACACTTAAATCTTACCACTGAAGCTAAACATTTCCTAAGTCAAAACTGCACAAATCAAAGTCGTAAAGGGGTGCGCTTGCTAGTCAAAGGCGCCGGTTGCGCAGGGTTTAAATATGATTGGCAGTTTGTGGAAACAGCAGATGACGATGATTATCTGCATACTTTATCCGAGGAAAACTTCCTCGTGATTGATCCTTTTACTATCAGTATGCTACAAGGTAGCACTATTGAACTAGAGGATACACCATTTTCCAAAACTTTAAATATTGTAAACCCCATGGCTAAAAGCGAATGTGGTTGCGGTGAATCGTTTGCATTATAATAGGTAGAACTCATGACACGTCAGATAGTAAACATTGGTAGCACAGGTAACGACGGAACAGGTGACGCGATACGCGATGCGTTTGGCAAGATTAATGAAAATTTTGCAGAACTGTATGCAGCGCAGGGACTAGAAGCAGGTATTAGATTTGAATCACTTGCCAACGTCATCAAGCCCTTCCAACCCAACTCGTTATTATTAGTACAGAAAAACTCAGACGGATCCATTAGCGTTAATAATAGGGTCCTAACCAGCTCAGACTCATATTTGAGTATCAACTATAACACAGCTGGTATCATTGACTTAACTGCTAAGAACATCTCTGTACAACGAGATCCAAATCCACAGCTAGCCAATGACTTGGATGCTGCGTCACATAGATTGACAAACTTGAGCAATCCAACACAGGATCAAGATGCAGCAACACAGAAGTGGGTATACGATAACTTCTTAAATAGAGCTGCCACTTATGTATCAGGCGGTGCCACGCTAGTTGGCGCAAGCCAAATGACAAAGAATTTTAGGATAGCGCCAACACCAAACAACGGTAATGCTAACCTAGTAGGAAACTTACGCTACAACACTATTAAAGATGCAGACGGTGTCACAAATAAATTAGTAGATTTAGCTGTACAAGGCACTGATGGCGCACATGCTACAAGAAAAGACTATGTAGACAGCAAAATCAGTTTAAGTGGTACAAACACTATTGATCCTGCAACTGGTCAGATAAACGCTGGCGCTGGTGTAATGACTGGCCCACTGATTCTATCAGCAGATCCACAAAAAGGTGATCCTGATAAACTAGCAGCCACTAAGGCGTATGTAGATAGCAAATCATTCTCAAGCACCACTAACTTGTTTGTTAGTACACAGGGCCGCGATGATCTATTGATCTACAACGCATATGGTGTACCAGTACCAAATACAAACTATAATAGCGGATTAGGGTATCCAATAGAGCAGATTGGCCGCAGTCAATCTAAAGCATTTAAATCACTTAATGCTGCTGCCAAGTATGCTAGATATCTCCAAGGACTAGTTGATCTTACTACTGGTGTCACTGTTCTTCCAACAGCGGTTACTCCTTATCGTTCAACATATTCATTGGGCGGTACAACTAATCGTGTTAAGATTAACTTAGCTAGTCACGGATTTGTATCAGGCGACTATGTTGATGTAAGCGGTGCTATTAGCACAGCTGGTCAAGTTGGTGGTGCTGATACTACCAACTTGAATGGCGTTTGGCGTGTATACAACATTTTCAGTGCCAATGGCACACTTGACGTCAACAACTTCATATTAGACATTGGAACTGCTGTGCTATGGTCCAACCCAGTAGTAGCACAGGGCGGCAATATATCAATCAAGCTGGCCAATGAGAAGGATGGTCCATATACAATCACCAGTAAGGTGAATAGAGGCTATCCAGTTAAGAAATTTGAAATCACTATTTTCCTAGAATCAGGCGTATATAGTGAATTGTTGCCAATTGCTATCCCTGCAAACGTGGCCATCAAAGGTGATGAATTTAGACGTACAATCATACGCCCAGCCCCTGGTCCAGCCCCAGCAGAAAACGCTAACTTGATTTTTGTTCGCGGTAATCGTTCAGTGGTCAGCACAAATTGGCAGACCAGTCACTACTATCATCAATTAGCTAGAATCGTATCAGCGACTATAAACTCAACCACTATGACTATTAGTGGTGCTGCATATCCTCCTAAACCTGGTCAGCGTTTCTATGTCAGCAACGGTGCTATCGCAGGTAACGGTATAGGAACACAGTATCGTGTGACGAATGCTGTGGCTGTTGATCCCACAACTAATCCGCTACCTGGCAGCTACACAGTATCTATAGTTGACGACCAATACGACCCTAAGCCACTAGAATCTACATTGTCTGCAGGTAGTACTATTGAATTCTTCTTAGACAACGAACACTGCGATGTAATCCTAGTCAATGATGCGTTCCAAGCACGTAACTTGAGCTGGTTTGCACATAAAGGATTCGTAATGGCGTTTGACCCAGCTGGTCAAATCCTAACACGTAGTCCATATGCACAGGTCTGCGCTAGCTTCTCTGCAACAGGCGGTGGTGGTCAATTAATCGACGGTGCTGCTGGTAACCAATATGTCACAGTACAAGACGTCAGCTATAATGATGGCCTTGGTAACGTGGGCGCCACAGGCACTACAGTGACTATCACTGGTGCATTAAGAGCGGTCCAAGTACCAAATACGTTCTATTACAACAAGAAAAAATATGTTATCCTGGCTGCTACAGCACCTGACGGCAGCGGCACTTGTAAACTAACACTCAGTGCTACTACTCCAATACAGCAGAGCGATCAATACCTACCAGCTGGTTTTATTCCAAGCGGAACACAGCTATTGATTGAAACTGCTGGTAACCGAAGCATGTTGTCCAACGACTTTACCATGCTTAACGATAACGGTTATGGTATCTATGCCGACAACAATGGTGTCACAGAATCAGTTAGCCAGTTCACATACTACTGCTACATCAGCTACTACGCTCGTGCAGGTGCTCAAGTACGTTCAGTAACAGGTTCCAGCTGCTATGGTACATATGGTCTATGGGCCGACGGTAGCAACCCTAACGAATCTATCCAAGTAGCTACATTTACTACACCGGCTGTTACTAAGTTTACTCCGTATATTGATAATCCTACAACTGATGCCATTGTGGGTGCTACTAGTATAACAATAACCAATATGGGCGCTGCTCCTTTAAGGAATGCTACGTTCCAAGTTGATGCAGTTAACGTATTAATCAGCACCATAGTGCGCCAAACGCCAACAGTACAGGTTCCAACACCGCCGTTGTTGGTCACTACACTGCATGTACATCCTTATTTTACAGGACAATCTGTCAAGTTCCTAAGCATACCTGGAACCAATAGTTTGAAGAATGCTATCGCCAACAACAGTTTCACTATCACTGTTATAAGCGATACACAATTTACTATCGACGGTACCAACAGCACATTATATGATGCTGATATGACTGCCCCAGCTGCCAATACTTCGCTACCGTATGCTAACGGTATATTGACAGTCAATGCTAAAAATACTTCTATTGCAATCAAAGGCGATCCAGCTGATCAAAACTTTACAGCAAAAGCTAGAACTGACACTGGTGATTCAAGTGGAGCAAACACTACTTCTAGCAACATACTAAAAGTATTTGCTTCTCAATATCCAGCAGTAGTTGGTATGAAGTTTGCTTTGAATAACACTACACCAGCGATAGTCAGTGCAACTTCACAAGTATATACTGTTACGGGAGTTAGCAAGAAGCAGGTACAATTCCAAGCACAAACGCTCAGCTCTAATGACAACAAGGTCGGCGCCACTACATTGGTAGTAACTGGAATCACTAGCGGATTTACTCCTGTTTCAGGTTGGACTTTCCAGCTGTTAGATCCACAGCTTGGCGCTAACTTAAACTACACTCGTTACACAGTTACTAATGCCACATCTGCAGGTAGCCCAGGCTACTACAATTTGACTATTACGCCAGCATTGACTGTAAACATGGTCAACCAATACCAAGGTTCAGGTAACTTTACAACAGTAGACGGATTCTACGACCTAACATTGGACCGAAACCTGTTGGTTAACGTTCCATCTAGCACTGCTATCACTTTCTCTAATGGTTACTGGACTGTTAACTTAAACCCAGCACTAGACACTTCCTTCGGCGTGTTGACTAGTAACTGGGGAGGCGGCTTTGTGGGATACCAAAAGGCATACTTGCTATACATGCAGAAGTCTGCTAAGGTAACACAGGTATTAGATAGCCCAACAATTATTCTAAGCTCTGCACTACAGTTTGCTTCATCTAGCTATGATAGCAAAATCTATAGAATTATTGGTAAGAGCAAGAGTTCAACACTCAGTACTGCTGTCTACAAGACCGTGGGCACTGCAACACCTAACTTGGGTCTGTTCCCTAATGCTAAAACTGCCATCAACAACAACACAGCGTTCTTGATCAATGAAGCAGTTGCTTATGTTAATTACACATATCCTACATTAAGCTATAACGCCACTAAGTGCGCCCGAGACGTAGGCTACATATTGTCTGCAATACAAAGCGATATATTAGTTGGTGGTGCATCCAACAGTCTAAATGCTGGTCGTGCATACTGGAACAGCGGAGTCAGCTACCTACCTAATCCTCAGCAAGGCCCGGAAGTAGCTGCGCTACAGTATGTTCAGACACTATTAGGAAAAGTACTAGATGAAACTACAGCCACTGGTTTAAAACAGCCAATTGTTGTTTCACAAACGTTGGCTGGCTCAGCTAGCGAATCTGGTGCTTCACAAATTGTACAGAACTACCTAAACCTAGTTGGTAACACTATCAACAATGGATTTGGCTTTACTTCAGCTGCTACACTATTACAGCTTAACAAGACTTTTATCGCAGCAGAATTCAATGCTTATATCGCAGCTATATATCCATCATTGACTTATAACCCAAGCACTCTGAATACCACAGTGCAGGCCATAGTTGATGCTGTTAGAAGCGATATTACATCTGGTACAGCTACACAAGTAACTGCACAGACTCTGGGATTCTTCAGCAGTGGACTGCTAGTGCCAACCAGTCAACAGGCAGCAGCATACGCTGACGCATTAAAGAACTGGGTGATCCCAGTTATGGTCAGCTGCGTTAAAAATCAGCTAGTCAGTACTCCAAAACAAGGTGCTATTACGCAACAGCAGTCACCTGGTGTGATATACGAAACTGGTAGTGACCTGCAAATTAACTATTTGACTACTGTCATCGCTAACCAGTTACAATACGGTTCAAGCGGATTGGCCCTAACTAACGCCAGCGCAAACATTAACAGTAACAATAACTTTATCAAGGCAGAATTAGTTGCATACCTAAATGCAACTTATGTCACTGGTCAAGCAAGTCCAATCAGCTATCATAGAACAAACTTCAGCACACAAGTTGGTAATTTGGTCACTGCTATTAAAAACGACTTGACATCAGGTGGTGCCTCAAATATTGGTACTTGGGTAACCACAACATATTACTCTGGTAATACAGCACAATATGGTAACACATTTTTTGTAACCGGTGGAAATCCATCCACATATGTCAACGATGCCGTTACACAACTTAGGATTTTCTCTTCTGCCATATTAGGTCTAGTGAATGTCAACACAACTGGCTATGGTGCTAGCAAGCAGACATTTACAGCACAGACAGTGGCTCCTGGTCTAGTTTCTGAAACTGGTAGCAAACTCACAGTCAATACATTGATACAGGATGTCATTGACATTGTTCGCTATGGTTATGGATTTACTAACGCCCAGACTATACTACAATCTAACAAGTCATTCATACAGGCGGAAGTTATTGCATTTTTAGCAGTTAACTATCCTGGATTAAATTATAATCAAACCAAATGTTCAAGAGACGTTGGACTAATAGTTGATGCTATCACCAATGATTTGTATTTTGGTGGTAACAGCAATAGCGTAGCGGCTGCTCTACAATACTATATTGGTGGTGTACTACAGGTCCCTGGCGGGCAACTATCAGCCACAGTGGCTGCTATACAGCAGATCAATACCATTGCACAGGGTGTACTGTTAAACAATCAATCACAACCATTTAATAACTTACAGAATAATGTAAGACAAGTGTTTAATGCCAACATCACAATTGAAACCAACGCTGCCACTATCGTAGCAGCATTGGATGGCACTATTGCTAATATTGTACAAAACGGTACTTCAGCTGCTCCAACACTAGTGTTCAGTAATAACATACAGACCATCACATTAGGTTCTGATGCTACATCACTGTATTATGGCGGTATACTTTCTGGCACTGGTATCGCAGGCCCATCATTTGTTGGCGATACTACACCGGCTACATTTATTAGAGCAAGCCAAAGAGATCCGCTAGGTTCTGGCAACTATATCGTAAAATTAAGTCAAGCGATTACACAAACTATATCAGCTAATACTGAAATAACAGTAACTGGCCCGGGTTACGACTTTGTGTTTGACTTTGACAGTGGGCTAGATGCAAGACATCAAATAGGTGATCAAGCAGGTATCACTACAACATTCTCAACGGTACGTGCCACAGCGCACGACTTCCTAGAAGTTGGTACTGGCGGGTTCGATGATTCAAATTATCCACACAACATTTACGGTGCTGCAAATAACCCAGTCAGCAGTGGTAACTTAGCTGTTGAATCAAATGCAGGTCGTGTGTTCCACGTATCCACTGACCAAGATGGTAATTTTAGAGTTGGTAGTTACTTCAACGTTAACCAAGGTGACGGTTCCGTTAGCTTGCAGGCCAATATTAACTTGACCAACGTCAACGGTCTTGGATTTACATCAGGTGTGATTGTAACACAGTTCAACCCTGATCCTAAGATGGTTGATAATGCTGACAACGAAGTTCCAACACAGAAAGCTATTGTAAGCTACATTAACAGCATTGTCGCTGGTAAATTCTCCGACAACACTGCTACACCTGGAAAAGGTTTGCTGACATTAGATGGCAGCAAAGTGATGGCTGGTAACTTACAGATGGGCGGGTATACTGTTGAAAACGTAGTCAACAGTAGTGATGCCAGTGGGTTCGGACTAGTTAACAGAAAATATATTGATAACGTGTTTGCTGGTGGTACAATCAGCTATAACGGAAACTACCCAATAACGATCACATCTACTAGAACAAATGTTCTAGGATTTAGCATGATATCGGACACTTTTGGTCCCGGTGGATCATTAGGAAACTTTGGTAGTATCAGCTTAAACAGCAATAAAATCACAAACCTACGCAATCCAAGCATAGGTACAGATGCTGCTAACAAATCATATGTTGATGCAGCTATTGCCACAGGCGGTACTAGAACTGGATGGTATGGGTTCACGCTAGCAGCGACACCAACTACACAGGTAATAACAGGATTAAGCATAACAGCAGCTGGTACAGGATACACATATCCACCAGTAGTAACAATCGTTGGCGGTGGCGGCACTGGTGCTAGCATTGAAGCAACTGTGTCCGGTGGCGCAGTAACTGGATTTAATATCCTAAATGCTGGTAGCGGATTCACAAGTGTGCCAACAGCTATCATCGGAGGTAGCGTTGCACTTGGTACTACTGCGGTAGTGACTCCTGGAAGCAATTTTACTGGTTCTAACAGTTCGCCAACTATTACATTCAGCCCACCACAGACTAGTGGCGGTATCACAGCTACAGGTACATTGACTGTTTCTAACGGTGCAATAACTGGTGTAACTATTACCAATCCTGGTAGTGGATATACTGCTCTACCAACAGTGACTATAACTGGTCAAGGCAATGGTGCAGCAGCTTCAGTAACTATCAATTCAGGCACAGGACAAGTACAGAATAACTTTACTATTTCCGCAGGAGGAACAGGCTATTCACAATCTACACCTCCTGCTGTCTACTTCTTAGGCGGTGGCGGTGGCGGTGCGTCTGGAACAGCAGTAGTTAACGTGTCCGGAAGCGTAACTAATATCATCCTGAATAATCCAGGTAGCGGTTATACCAGTGCACCAACTATTGTGTTTGGCGCAAGTATTGGTGTACAGCTAACTCCTGGTGTTAATGCAACTGCTACTGTGGCTATTGGCTTTGTCAATACCACAGTCAACGTTAACAGCAACAGAATTACTAACTTACCGGATCCATTAAACAACAGTGCTTATAACCAAGATCCTGTAACATTAGGTTACCTAAATAATCAGTTAAAATTATCAAAACTAACTGACATAACTCTAACTGCTCCATACTCTGACACCGACTTCCTAGTGTTTACTGGCACTGGCTCCAACTTAGTCAACGTAACAGTATCAACTGGAACTAACTTTAACAATCTATTGGCCACTGATATCACAACCGGTAGTGCTGTTAAATTGGTACGAAGTGGTAACACTATACAAGGGTTGATCAATAGCGGTGCTATTACCAACTCACATATTAGAACAAACGCTAGTATCGATCAAAGTAAGATCAACCTATTAGCCGCTACAGCAAGTGCAACTTCTGCCAGCACTGTGCCTACTGCGGCACAGCTGGGTGTGGCTACTTTCTTGAATTCACAGTTTGTCAGCAATAGTGGTTTGATCTACTTGAGAACTGCTGCTGATGCATCAACTGGTATAAGTCTATCTAACTTGAACTGGCAACCAACTAATACAGTGTTGGCTAACTTGACTGGTAGTACTGGTGCAGTTACAGCAGTCACAATTGATAGCTTAAAAACAGCGTTGAACATTAGCGCAGCAGTATCAGCAGCAATTACTGATACCACACTACAATCACCTAGTGCCAACGGCAGTTATGGTGCGTTGCTAAACAAAGGTAGTGTATTAGGTTCAACTACTAAACCAATCGGCGGCGTCGTATACTTCCAGAAATATACTGGCAACGTGTACGGTAGCACACTTGATAATGTTTCAACAGCAGTTCCTATGCTGATGCCTGGATTACCTGACAACTTGGTAACTGCCACATACAACAACGTTACTGGTACATACAACGGTGCTTATGGAAAATATGACATTGGTAGTGCTACTGCTAAGTGGGGAACAATCTACTGCGCAAGCATTGTAGCAGATACTATCTCAGGTGGTGCTTCACAACCTGATGTAGCAACTAGCGTAAGTCATTCATTATTTGCAGGTACTGACTTATCATTGAGAAGCGGTGCTAGCCCATTCAATGGTAGAAACGATGTCACTATTGATGTAGTATCAAGCTCATCTGCTACTGCTAGCAGCTTGGCTAAGAGAGACAGTAGCGGTGACTTGTTTGCAAACAACTTGAAAGGCACTGCTGTTCTAACAGCAGGTACTGGATCTGGATACACAACTAACTATTACCCACTGATACAGGAAGATAATACTCCTGGTAACAACAGATACAATGCGATAATGCGCAGAGACTACTATGTTGGTAATCAAACTGTAGGTATCAGAGTTGGTAACCAGGGCGACAAGAACAACTATCACTATGCAGATAGACATATTTTCAACACATATTCTAACTCAACAGTGGTCAGTGTTGGTGGTGCTCCAACTTCTGGAACAGCATATGTCGATTCTGCCAATGCAATTTACTACGGTACTGCTCAAGCAGCTTACTATGCTGACGTTGCTGAAAAATACCTAGCTGATGCAGATTACGAACCAGGAACTGTGTTGATATTTGGTGGTGAGAAAGAAGTTTCAATCAGCACAAAATCATACGACAAGCGTGTAGCAGGTATAGTGAGCACTGACCCAGCGTACAGAATGAATGAAGGATTAGAGGGCGGCACTTATGTAGCACTGTTAGGTCGAGTACCTTGCAAGGTTGTAGGAGTGATAAACAAGGGCGATTTGATGGTTACCAGCGATATTCCAGGAGTCGCTATTGCTGCTGACGATGAACGTATCAAATACGGTACTGTACTTGGCAAAGCACTGGCGGATTATAATAGCACTGAAGTAGGAGTTATCGAAGTTGCTGTTGGTAAGAACTAACAGCAACAAAGCCCCGGATCTTAGCATTTCCCTGCCCAAAATAAATATTAGAAACGGGGTTTCATAACTATGGCTATTACTTACGTACAAACTGGTACTCAACCGAACGACGGCACAGGTGACGATTTACGCACGTCGTTCCAAAAAATCAACGCTAATTTCCAGTATCTAGATGGAAAAGGCGGGGAAAATAACTTAGCAGTTAACTTACCTATCCAATCTGGACAGGGCTACGGACTATTTTATTCTAAAGGTGTTGTAACAACACCTGGCGGCACTGTGTTGCAGTCTAACAGCACTGCACTGAATTTTAGAAATATTAAAGCAGGAACTGGTATTGCACTATCTGTTGACGCAGATTACAATATTCTAGTAACTAACACTTCCAGCCAACAAAACGCATTCACTGTGATCAACGGCGACAGCGGTACGTTTGTTGCCAACACAGCCACAACTGCGGTCACGATCAAAGGTGACTCAAGTCCGTCAAATCCAACCCCATATACAACAGTGACAGTCACTGGTAATACTGTGTCAATTAAACACGATTCTAGACTGTTTAGAGACACTGCACCCACACTAGGTGCAAACTTGACGCTAAATGGGTTTGATATTGTAGGCACTGGTAACTTTTCCAACATAGGCACTGTGACTACTGACACACTGACAGTTGGCCGCCCGACACAGCAGAGTCCAAATCCAGGTGTGATTTCTGTCAACGGAGCTGTTAATGCCACGTCTGGTTCTATCACTTCACTGACTACATCAATACTGTCGGTGACAAATACTGTGACTGTATCAAATAGTGTTACAGCTGGTTCTTTCTTAGGACCGTTAACTGGTAACACTTTTGGTACACACAAAGGTGACGTTCAAGACGCATTAGGCAACAAAATTTTCAACAGCGTAACAGATACGTTTACAGGAACTGATCTAAATCCAATAACATTTTCCGGTATACATACTGGCAAGTTTAGCGGTGTCCTTAATGGCGCATTGAGCACAACTGACGGCAGTAACAGTTATAACATAACAGGTAGCGGTAAACTAGTACTGTCATGTGTGACTGGCGGTTTAGATATCACTAACTCTGACACATACAACACAAACAAATTAACAGTAACTGGTACTTCAATATCACAGACTGGTGTGCATTTTAGAGAAGCAATGGCTTTAAAACTCGTACATAGAAACAACTATGTGGTAGGCGATGGCCCTGGTATAGGATTTACAAGTGTTGATACAGGACCAGTAGGCATTGGCACAGGTTTAGGAACAGTGGATCACGGTGTGGTCAGTATGATGATGGACCAGAGCAGCGATGCTACTAGTGCATTTTACGTTACTGCTAGAGGCCCATTCATTAACCAAACATTCTATGCTGGTAATATGAATTCAGGCAATGGTGTAACGCCAAACTACAACACAATATTCAGAGCAACTGGCCAAGCTATCACAAATTTTAGTGGTGTACAGTTTAATGTTGATAATACTTACCCATACGCAACTAGATTAGATATTGACCAATCGCAATTTACCGGATATGATCAATTTCCATCTAGAGACTTGATACTGACAAACTCGTCAGCTGGTTTTATAAATTTCTATGGTGTTTACAAAATGCCAAAGACATTAGGAACTGCTGGCCAAGCATTAACTGTACCTATCGCAGGAAACACACTAATATGGTCTAATGTTTCCGGTGGCGGAGGTGGAGGTGGTGCCAGCTACCTAAGCGCACTGTTAGATGGGCCAGGTCCATATCAAGTTTCAGACAGAAACAAAATACTGGTGATCAACAACACCAATGATGGATTCCTATATACCAACACGTTAACAGGTATCACTCTAAACAGCAGTACACTAAATGGTAATGCTGCTACCGCAACTGCTCTACAAACTGCTAGAAACATCAACGGTGTCTCATTCAACGGCACTGCTGATATAACTTTTACTTCTGATAGTGTTTCTGAAGGTAGCACTAATCAGTATTTTACCAATACTAGGGCTAGAAATGCAATAAGTGTCACAGCTAATCAGCCGTTGACATACACTGCAAACACCGGCAATTTTAATCTTAACGCTTCAACAAGCTCTACTCCGCTGTATCTAGTACAACGAGATGCTAGCGGAATTATGACCAGTGCTGGTGCTAAGATCAATACATTGGCTGTAAGCACCAATAGTCAAATTACAGTCAACAGCGACCTAACTGGCACGTTTAATATCACTACTGGCGCAACAGTTAGTGCAAATAACTTTGTTACTACAGGCGTAGGTATACCACAGATAGATAGCCAAAGCAAGATTGTATTAAACCCAACTACATATGTTGATTTAAGCAGCAAGAAAATCAGTAATTTGTTGGATCCTACATCAGCACAAGATGCTGCCAGCAAGTATTACGTCGACACACAGGTGGGTGCTGTCTCTACAGCAGCTATTACCAGCATACCAATTAATGCAAATACTGGTGGTAGTTTTAACCTAGCTAAAGGTGTTACATTAACTATTGCCGGTGGTACTAATATTTCCACAGTGACTGGAACCAACAATGTAACAGTCAGTTTGGCCAGCACAATCAGTGGTGTAAACTTCAGCAGCGGTTTCTCAGTCAACGGCACAGTCAGTGCTACTAGCAATAAAGGCGGCAATGTACTAGTTGGCGGTGTTGACGGAAATACTATTTCTCAGACACAAACTGGATCAGACTTAACTATTGTTCCTGGACAAGGTGTGACCCCTGGCGCAGTAGTAGTCAATGGATATATGCAGGTCAATACTAGTTTGACCATCGTGTCTAACGAAACATTGACTATCCCTGCTTCCAGTACAGCAGTCACAGCCAACGTAGATACCAATGTGACATTCGTTGTAACTAGCGATTGGTTGAACGATGCACAAGCAAATGTGGCCTATATCAACTTACCAAGCAGTAACAGAAACGGACAGATTAAAACATTCAAGATGAAGAGCAGAGGGCAATATAGCACCAACGCTCTAAATCCACTACCTCGCTTTGCTTATATTAGCGGTAACATTGATGGAACGAGCAAACAGATTGCTCTTGCATATGGAACTGGTAATACAGCATCAACATCAGGGAATGCCACAGGAGCACTGACTTTGATAAGTCTAAATGGCTACTGGTGGGTCATTGGCCAATACTAAAGCGTAAGATAAAATGGCATATCCAACATGGACTACAACATCAGGAAGTTTAGGAACACTGACATCTGGACAAACTCTAGTGTTAAGTTCTACTATAGATACTTCCATTCATATAACAGCCACTAATGCAGCTTCTATCAAGATAATCAGTGGAGAGCTGCCGCCTGGGCTATTTTTAGACTACAGTGCATTTGGTTACATACATGGTGTTGTTTTAGATCCTGGTGTTACCAAAACTTATTCTTTTACCGTAAGAGCTAGTAACTCGTTCGGTGTAGATGACAGACTGTTTAACCTAACAGTGGTCAGTATTGACCAACCTGTGCTGAGAACTCCAGCAGGGTTGTTACCTGCAGGTTTCAACGACGAGTCGTATGTAATCAACAACAGTCCTGTTAGTTTTCAATTTTTAGCAACAGTCAATGCACTTAGCCCTGGCGTAAAGAGCTTGTATTTCTATATACCAGATGGTGGCGGAACTTTGCCGCCCGGACTTGCATTAAGTCCAACAGGTTTATTAAGTGGTGTTGTCAAAGACAACTTAGATATCATTGGGTCATCAATATCCGGCACATATGACCGAGATCCTTTTGATATGCAGCCGTATGATATCGGCAACACTAGTAATCCAGCTGTGGCTACTAGCACTATTAATTTGGCTGGTGAAGTATCTGCAATCAATTTAACTAGTGGTGGTTATGGCTACAATATAGACCCCAACATTATCATAGGCGGCAGTGTTAGAAGTGTAACAGTTTCAAACACTGGTCAAAACTATTTTTCTGTACCAGATGTACTGTTCAGCGATCCACCTAGTGGTATTACAGCCACTGGTAAAGCTGTTCTCAATGCTGGCGGTGTATTATCCATACAGGTACTGAATCCTGGAGCAGGTTACATAGATCCGCCAACTGTTATTATTAGAAGCAAAGATGCAGGTGGCGGAGCAATAGCATACGCAGTATTATATCCAGGCTCTGGTGCAACTGCCCTAGCTCATCTACAAGGCGGCAGTGTTGCCAGTATCGACATCACAAACAAAGGATCAGGTTATACATCAGCACCAATAGTAATTTTTGGCAACCCGTCATTGGGTTCAAAAATTATAGGAAAGACATATAGGTTTGATGTAGCTGTTACAAACGGTCAGTATACCGACATCAAGACTTATAGTATGCTGATCGATAGTCAGCAGCAACTACGTTCTGACAGCACCTTTATTCAGTCTGACTCTATAATCTATCAAGCTGATAGCACATTCTATCAGGCCCCTGTATGGATTACCAAATCTGATCTAGGTAGCATAAGAGGCAATACATATGTAAGCATACCAATAGAAGTATTAGATACGACTTACAAACCACCAGTTGGACAGATCACATTTTCTGTGTTATCTACTAATTTAGATTTGACTAACAGCCAGCTGGGACCAATTAATACAGATACAGGCAGCACTTTCTTGACCATAGATCCAACAACTGGCTTGCTCTATGGTCAGATCCCATATCAACCTGTAATCACTCAAACATACAACTTTACAATTAAAGCAGCAAGAGTTGTTGACGATGTAGAAGAAATTGCGTCTTTAAGACAATTCAAATTTACACTATTAGGCAACATCAATAGTGCTATTACATGGGTATACCCAACCACTACTGAATCCCCATCACTAGTGGGAACACTGAAGCCTAACGAACAAAGCCTACTATATGTAGAAGCAGGTACTAGCCTTTCTAATGCATCTATTAATTACACACTGTCTTCTGGATACGGAATGCAGGTCACTGATTATATCACAGGTATTTCGTTTTTAGATACACATGATCAGATATTTGTTAAGAACGAGGGCACTACTAGGATAGCTAACGGCTATGTCAAAGATCTTCTATTAATGAAGGGCATGACATTCAACATCAAAATAAACACACCCAATCACACTGTTAGTATAAAGCAACTGAATGGTCTATACTATAGCAAGGGTTTGTATCATAGCGATGGAACTAGCGGCGATCTAGCACAGGAAAAAACTAGCGGGTTCTGGATCTTCCATATCCCGTATGACGCTCCTGAAAATCTCAGCTTAAATTACACAAGCATCAATAAGACCGGACTGATCGTCAGCTTAAAGCAATACAGTACGTCTGTAGGTCAATGGATAGACCAAAAAATACTGTCATTTAAAGATGAGTATGAAGCATCAACATACTATGCTGAAAGAATATACAGTAGCACTGATTTACTTTTTGCTATTGACAGCAGAGTTTCCCCTGGAATGATCGTATCCGGTTCAGGAATAGCACCCGGTAGTAAAGTTAAAAAAGTGGTACACAATGTCATCAACGGAACCAGCACACTAACTGTAAGTCCTAGTATCACTGCTAGCAATAATCAAACTATTACTTTTACAGATTTTGCTTCTAGTTTTACTGATAGCCCAGTAAGCATATCGATCAACACTATCGCAGCAGGAGTTAATACTGCTGGAGAAAGAGTTAAAGCAGCAATCATAGTGCCTAATACACTAAGTTGGGCTGTAAAAGAATACAATAATGGATGGAACACTGTAGTCTATGACACAGTAGCCGCAGCAAATCCTGCAGATGGTGACTACTGGTTAGACCTGGACAGTACATCATACGGCGTCTATGAACTAGCCGCAGGCGGATGGGTCGCACAGTCTGTTACAAATTATCTGACAGTGCCAAGCAATTCTATAGGCACAGCATATCAATACGCTAGTGTGAATATTCTAGGCACCATAAATGTCTACAGAAAAGAACCTACATTAGGTTGGACACTAGTCACAGTGAAAAATTATCTAGATAGAGTTGGCACTGATCCTACGATATTCATAACAAGCTATAATCAACAACCAGTGTCGTTGAATACTCATGATATATGGTTCAAGTACAACGAACGAGCCAGAGGCGAAGATCTACAAGCAATTATCAGCTTTGCAACTAACGGCCATCTACCTACTGATTTGACATTGACGTCTCAAGGACACATCATAGGTAAAGTTGCTGGTATATTAGACTACACATACCGTTCAGTGTTTAAATCTGGAACATTCTACAGTGCAAATGATGTCATACGATATGGGCTTAACTTATACATTTCCACTACTAACCACAAGTCAGGAAATAACTTTGCAGCTGACAGCCAATATTGGAATCCGTTTGTCTTTGACAGAACCATTAATTTAAGTTTTGATACACACTTAAAGGGTCTCAATGTAACAAAGTTCAATACACTAACTACAACATTTGATAGGTATTTTAGATTCCGTGTCAAAGCATTTGATAGCTTGAACGTGTCATACAGCCTACGTGATTTCTACATAGACTATCAGACTACTAGCAATGTGATTTTGACTAATATATACTTGCAGCCGTTCTTCACACAGTCAAATAGAATTTTGTACAGAAATTTCATCAGTGACAATAGTATCTTTGATTTCAACAATCTATATCGTCCTGACGACCCTGCATTTGGTGTACAATCTATTCCAAAAATGCTGTTGCTTCCTGGAATACAGAGCACTACTGCTGATCGTTACGCTGGCGCTGTGTTTAGAAACTTCTATAATAGAAATCTAATATTTGGGGAATTGAAAACAGCCGTGGCCAAAGACAGCAACGGACAATATCTATACGATGTGATCTATGTTGAGATCAAAGATCCTAGCGAAACAGTAATCAACGGCACGCAAGTAACTGTGGCCAGCAAAGTCAAACTGAGCTATCCTTACGATACAAATATCACATCTGACTACTCAAAGATACGTGTTGACGAAGACGATGTATTGTCAAATCAAACAAAGCTAGACACCATTTATCCCAGCAGTATCATGAACATGCAGGCTAACTTAAAACAAGTGAAGCTCACTAGAGTTGATTCTCTTAACAGTTCAGCAGTCTATGATAATTGGGGGTCAATCATCGACCCAACATTGACTTATGATAATTGGGGGACCTTAAACGACTTGGTCACCTTTACTGAAGATTTCATGGTTGTCTTGGATCAGTTACAGCAGGATGACGCTTATAGACCATTATGGATGAATACTAGTCAAGACAATAGCGGTGTGCCAATTGGATTTACACAAGCCATACCAATTTGCTACTGCAAACCAAATTTTGGTAAAATCGTTTTAAGCAAGATCATTAAAAATGGCTTTGATTTTAGGGCCCTAAACTTCGAAATTGATAGGATCATTATCGAGCAGGTCCAGGGTGACACTGGGGCTAAATATATTAAGTTTGCTAATAAGGATATAGTATGACAAGCGCAATCGTTTTTAACACAATAGATACCACTTTTCCAGTTGCTGGACAAGACAATGACAGCCAGGGCTTTAGAGATAATTTTAGCTTGATACAAACTGCTTTGGCAACTGCTCAAAGTGAAATCAGTACATTACAGTCCAACAGTTTGGACAAGACACAGAATCAAACACTGAACGGCAATGTGTTAGATACGGGTGTATTGAAGTTTGTGGGAACTTTGAGCAACACAGTAGTTGCTACAGTTAACACACTTTCGAATATCAATGCAGCTGATTACACATATAGAAAATTCCTTTTAAACGCAGATACATCATTTAAGATCGATCAATGGCCTGTACCAGCAACTACAACTGGTAACTTGGGCAGCTTCTACGAAATCACATTAGAATTAACTGTTTCTTCAACTAGCAAAAAAGCCTACTTCCAATTAGGCAGCGTAAACAGTAGCCTAGGCAATGTTACTTCAATCTTGCATCTAGGATCTGCATTTGGTGGACAGACTTATCTCACTGTTATCCCTAGCTCTACAACATTAGTAAAGGTGTTCAGTCCAGATGGTGGCATCAACGTATTTGTACGTGTTGTAGATACATTTGTCGTAGCATCCTAATGAATCCATTAATACAAGACCTTAGACAGCTCAGTGACGCAGACTTAGATGCAAAAACTAGAGAACTGACTAAAAAGTATTATACCGTTGCAAAGATGGGCAACAGAGATATGGCTCAACAGATTTTCATGTTGATGGACGAACATATGGCTGAAAAGAAACGCAGAGAAGATGAAGCTTTCAAAAGAGCTAGATTAGACTCCCCAGATGATCTAAACGGACTCATCAATATAGGTTGACATTACACCTAGATTCTGTTATCATTTCAGAATGAAAATAGATGAGTATGGAAGAGTTTTTAGGACTGAACAGGAACTTATTGATATCCTGTATCAGGACCCTAATATAGATTTTTCCAAAATAAATCTCCCCAACAAAGAACAATTTTTAAATAGCACTAGAGCTTGTGGTATACAATACGAGCTCATGGGCGAAACATACTACGACAATTCCGCCGTGTTTGACGATATCAATCAGCATAATTGGTTTATGCCAGATGAATATAAAAACATGGATATCGAGAGTTTCCTAGTAAATGAGTGCCCAAAGGAAAATTACGAAAGATTAATAGAAGAATTAACAGCATTTCGAGACAAAGACATGCTGAATTTGCTCAAATGGTGCAAATATTTCGTAGATACATGTAGATTTAATAATATTGTTTGGGGTGTGGGGCGCGGTTCAAGTGTAGCCAGCTACGTGCTGTATTTGATAGGCGTACACAAAGTAGATAGCATAAAATATAATTTAGACTTCGCTGAATTCATGCGATAAGTATAGGACAAGGAGATTATTATGGGACGTACATATAGAAGTATGCAGGGTCGAGAAGTCGACATGCAGGCATTAAAAACTAGATTCGAGCTGACCCCAGCTGTAGGCAATGTTAGGATGAACGCCAGAGGCGATATGCTTGATTCACTTGGCAAAGTAGTTAAAACTGCTGAACAGTTGGCTAGCGAAGGACTTGTTGGTAACTCACAAGCAGCCGCAGCACCACAGAGAACTGTGCCCAAAGCTGACAATATCCCAGTTGCCACAGTGCCTGGAGATGAAGAGTTCGAACCTGGCTTGACTGAAGAGCAGGCTATGGAAATTTTAAACAAGGCCAAGAGCAAGAAGAAATGAGTAAAGTAACCGGAACAATCAGACCTTTAAAAGACAAAGTCATATTAAGTGATATGAACTTTGGTGAAAGCAAAACTGCTACGGGCATTATTGTACAAAGCACTAATGCTAAACGTGAGGGTGTGGTACCGCGTTGGGGCAAGGTATATGCTGTTGGCCCAGATCAGAAAGATGTAGCTGTAGGACAATGGGTGTTGATGGAACATGGCCGTTGGAGCAGAACTATCGAGTACGAAAACGCAGATGGTTCTATAACTGAACTACGTTTAGCTGACTTGAATGGCATGATGATGGTCAGCGATGAAGACCCTGGTGACGAGATCATGGTCAGTATTGCTGCAAACGCAGGTGGTAATTTTAACTTTAACATCCCAGGTGCTTAATGACAAATCCATTTAGAGATCAAGAAAAGTTTATGAAGGCATGCGACCAGTCAGTAGATAACTGGAACGTAGATCAGTTTAACTTGTATGTTAAATTGATCGAAGAAGAATTTGGTGAACTAAAAGTAGCTATCAAAGAATGTGATCCAGAAGAAATAGCAGATGCACTTACAGATATACTGGTTGTTACAATTGGTGCTGCACACAGCATGGGTTGTGATATCGAAGGTGCCTGGAAGGAAGTTATGCAGACAAACTTTGCTAAGATCGACAAGGAAACTGGCAAAGTGCGTAAGCGTGAAGATGGAAAGGTGCTAAAACCTGTAGGTTGGGTACCACCTAATCTAAAACCGTTTTTAACTAAGGAGTAAACTATGTTTGGTAGCAGTTATGGAGCAACATATCGTTCAGCTGACGAAATCAATTCAGCTATGGGACGAGTATATGGATATATGGGTCTTGCGACACTAGTCAGCATGTTGGTCAGTTATTTTATTGGCAGTGACCCAGAGTTAGTACAATTTTTCTTTACTGGTGCAATGCACTGGGTAGTATTGTTAGCACCGATTGGTGCAGTTTTTTTACTAGTTCCATTTCTAGAGTCTGATCCATCTAGGGAACTTGCAGTTGGTGCGCTAATTGCATTTTCAGGACTCATGGGATTGAGTTTTGCTGTGATATTTGCAGTCTATACCATGGCTAGTATTGCTAGCGCATTCATGGGGGCTTCAGTATTGTTTGGTATCATGGGATTCTATGGTTACTTCACTAAACAGAGCCTAGACAGCATGGGCAAGTTCATGTTTGTTGGATTGATTGCTATTTTAATTGCCAGTATTATTAACATCTTTATTGGCAGCACAGTAATGCAAATGGTGATTAGCGCATTGGCTATTGTTATTTTCTTAGGCCTCACAGCGTATGACACACAAAAACTGCGCGAACAGTTGTCATATGACTCAAGTCCCGCCGCAGAAGTGTCTGGAGCACTAACACTGTATTTGGACTTTATCAACATCTTCCTAAACTTGTTGCAGTTGTTCGGGGATCGCAAATGAATTTCAAAATAGGTGATAAGGTAGAGAAGGTCACTGGCTACAAATGGCCCGGAGTTGTTGTAGCCGTTTTCGATACGCTGGCAGGACAGCGACGAGTGGTTGTTGAATGTACTGCTGAAGCAGTTCAAGGTGCATTACACATCTACAATGAAAACCAATTAAAAATCGTCGAGTAAAACCAACTTAATCTCCCAAAGGGCCTTGACGGGCCCTTTCTTTTTGTGTATAATAAAAATTATTATTGGAGATTAATTATGGCCCGAGACGAAAAAGAAGTTAAATTAGCAGAAGGGCTAGCACAGAAGCTAGCTGCTATTGAAGACCCAAGCAAAGCTATTACAAGCACAGTTGATCAAACAGTTGTTAGTCCTTTTGATGAAGAAAAAGACAAAGACTTAGCTGGGCTTATTGTAACTAAAGCCAAATTAGAAGACTTATCAAAACCAATCGTCGTTCCTGAAGAAGTAGAGGAAGTAGCAGCAGTGGAAGATGTCAGTCATCCGGATCCAATCAAGCACAAACAGATCAGTTTTATAAAGAGTGGATTCCGAATTGTAGCAGGTTTTGCCCTAGCTATTGGTGGGTTCTACAACAATCAACCTTATCTGCAAGGTGCAGGGCTAATGTTGGTAATCGCAGAAATTTTAGGTATCGTTGAAGAAATGGTGTGATATAAATGGCGCAGAGTCTTAGAGATGACTTAATGGTACAGCAACAGATTGTGGGACCATGGCAACACATGGTAGGCGTGATCATGCTAAATCAAACTGGACGCAAACCTGTTAAGACAGTGCTTCCAGAATTTCTTGAACGCTGGCCTACTGCTGAACATTTTTATTTCCTATCTACTCCCGAAGAAGTCAAGGACATTATACGTCCCCTGGGCATGGTCAATGTGCGTGAGAATCGCTTGCGTAGAATGACACAGGATTTCTTGACTTGGGATGGCAATGATGCTAAAGTGTTATACGGCATTGGCAAATACGGCAGCGATAGTTATGAGATATTCTTTAAGAAAAACTACGCAGTAGAGCCCACAGACAAAGAATTAAAACGATATCTAAAAGAAGAAGTATGCGTATAGGATTCACTTGTTCAACCTTTGACCTGTTTCATGCAGGTCATGTGCTAATGCTTGAAGAGGCAAAAAAGCAATGCGACTTTTTAATTGTAGGACTGCAAACTGATCCTACATTAGATCGTCCACAAAAGAATAAGCCTGTACAAGGTGTGTTTGAAAGATATCTACAGCTAAAAGCCTGTAAATTTGTGGACCAAATTATTCCTTATGCAACTGAACAAGAGCTGTATGATCTATTGCAGTCTTTCCCTATAGATGTTAGAATACTAGGCGAAGAATACAGTGATGAGAATTTTACAGGTTCCGGTTTAAAAATGGAATATTACTATAACAAGCGGAAACACAGTTTCTCAACAACAGAACTAAGACAGCGTGTAGTAAACGCAGAAGGTAAAAAATGAAAGAATTATGGGTAGAAAAATATCGTCCAAACACTGTAGATGATTATGTGTTTGTAGACGACAAGCAACGACACCAAGTTAACCGTTGGATTAAAGAAGGAACCATTCCTCATTTGCTTTTTAGCGGATCTGCAGGCATTGGCAAAACTACACTGGCAAAGATACTGCTGAAGCAGTTGAATATTCCTGATGTAGATATTCTAGAAATTAACGCCAGTCGTGAACGTGGTATTGACGAGGTCAGGACTAGAATTACCAACTTTATCCAGATGATGCCTTGGGGACCTTTTAAAGTCGTGCTGTTGGATGAGGCAGACTTTTTGACTCCACCCGCACAAGCGTCCTTGCGCGGTGTTATGGAAGAATATCACGAGACTAGCAGATTTATTTTAACCTGCAACTACCCTAACAAAGTTATTCCAGCACTACACAGTCGCACACAAGGATTCCATTTTGAAAAGCTGGATCATACTGAGTTCACTGCAAGGGTTGCAACT